CCTTTGAAGCAGATATGTTAGAAGAATCTGTTGCTGAAGCGTTTAAACACTTTAATAAGCAGCAGCCGCCAGCCGGGATGGTTGGTAGCCTGTTTAAACGCATAAGTAAGTTTTTTGAAGCCGTTAAAAATGCTTTTAATGGTGCTGGATTTAAAACCGCAGATGATATCTTTGAAGGTATAACTCGTGGTGAATTTAAACCTACCAAAGAAACTACTGGTCAAGTTAAATATTCCGCAGCAGAACAACCAAGGAAAATTGGCGAAAAAATTGTTGGCGCTCCACCTAATCTAAGCACAGAAAAAGATCGCACCGAATTGGTTAATAGAATGACCAATTTGTTAGAACATCCATATTCAATGTATGAAAAATCAAAAGATTGGTATGAACGTAGCGGAGATACTATTAAAGAAATAGCTCATGGAGATAAAGCTCTTATGGAAAAGGTTATTCGTTTAACCGCTCTTTATTCACAGGCTAATAGTTTGGGTGGAAATATTACAGCAGTCATTCGTTCTATGGCGCAACTTGCCCGTGGTGATCAAAAGATTTTAGCTGGACGATTTCCAGAAACAACTGCCAAACGCATTCCAGCCATTCTTGCGGCTAAAACTATGGATACCTCCGTAGCTGGTGTCGATGACAAATTAATGAATTTTTACCGCAATCTTCATGATGGTGCGTTTAAAACAGATACATTTAAAGATTCTTCTACAATTGATCGTTGGATGATGCGTTTGTTTGGATATCCACATTCGGAAGATCAAGAAAAAGGTGGTGCTACTGGTGTTTCTTCTACCCAATATAAATACGCAAAAGATTTAATCAAACGTATTGGCGATGAAAATGAAAAACGTACTGGTGAAAAATTAAAACCTCGTCAAATTCAAGCCGCTTTATGGACGTATGTTAAAAATCAATCTGAAGCGGAAAAAGCTAAAGCAGAAGGCAAACCATTTACACCAAGTTCTTTGGATTTTTCTGATTATGTTAAACGGGCTACCGCCAATATTACTTGGGAATCTCGTCCATCTACCAGTATTGATTTATTGCCGGGAATTCATAATGCGCCACGTCAGGCGCAAGAAGCTTTTAACCGTGCAGTTAGAAATATTTTTGAAACTGATGATGGTAAAAATAAAATATTTGATTTATTGGGTGAGGGTGTTTTGCATTCCAGCCAAATGTCTTTAGGCGCTTATGAAAATCAAACCGCCCCCAACGTAATTACAAAAGTGGTGTTGGATAAAGACAACAAAGGTCACATGACTGACGTAGCCAATAAAGCTGCGGCAATTATTGGTTATGTTACTAAGCAAGATGCCGTTCCTTGGTATCGTGCCGATCCTACCGCATCAGGAAAAAATGCCAGTGTAGGATATAAAGTTACCCCTAATGTTGATGTTAATCCAGAATTTGAAGAGGCTTTGTTTAAACATCTAGATAAAGAAATACCGGGGATTGGTTTTACTCGGATTGATAACGGATTTGACTTTATTAATTTTCGTGATGAAAACGGCAAGCCTTTTGGTATGTCAGATAATGAATTTTTAAATAAATTACAAAGTGCTTTAAAATCTTTTGATTCTAATGTAAACTTTGGTATTGATAAATTTCGTGCGGAAAGCGCATATATATACAACGACTGGAAAGAAGACAAAGATGGGCAAGGTTACTTACAACGGTTTAGCTCCAAAGAACTCGCCAATATACAACCAACCATTAGTAATTGGCGGCAGAACTACGACTCAATTGCAAAACAATTTGAAAAAGAATACGGATGGGACAAGCCAACAGAAGCCCCAGCCGAAAAATACTCGTTAAAAAATGCTCCTCCACAGCGTTTAACAAAGTTAGAAGAGGTTGAGTCAGCAGGTAAACGTTTAAACAACACAATACGTGATGTAAAAGACGCAGCGCAAAACCAAGAGTTCTGGACTGGGCTACGCAATAACTGGGTAGATAAAGGATCCAGCCTTACTAGAACATTACAAAATGAAGAAGTCTATAAGGATGGGGTACTTCGTGCCGACTTATTAACTCGTGCCTATGCTCAAGTTATTAACTTGGTTAAAAATGGTTTGCAAAGTGGTATTCCAATTATTAATAATGATGGCTCAATCATCATTCAATCCGACCCTATAAACAACTTGGCTAATAGCCACATCATTGCTGATAGTTTAAATAATAATCAATTTGTTAAAGATTCTGAATTATCTGGTCGTGGATTTGTAGCTGAAGTAGCTCGTGCTATGCGTGGTAAAGAAATTTTAGAAGAAGATAGAAAGCTTGGTCTAAAACGTGAACTTCAAGTTACCCCTGAGCAAATTGCGTGGGCTGAACAACAATTAAAAAATGTACCAGAATTAAATCAAATTTTTGACATTTGGAAAAATGTCAATACTGGATTGGTAAATTTATGGGAAGCGGCTGGATTACTTGATAAAGCTGAGGCAGATTCCTATCGTGCTAAAAAGCATTATGTTTCTTTAGCAGCTTCTAAAGCTGACTTAGAAGAAATGATTAACAATCAATATACAAGTAATGCTCCCGGTCTTAAATCTACCAAAAAGATATTTAAACTTGAAGGTTCAGAATTAGATCGCAATATTTGGGAAAACGTAGATAAGCAATATGCCGCTATGTTAACTGCGGCTTATCAAAATCATATCCGCAAAACCGCTGTAGATCAGCTACGTTCTATTGGTATGGCAACAACATCCCGCATCAACGAAAAGGGTAACGAGGTTCCTCTGTATCGTGGCGATCCCAATATCAATTTGCGCTATAAAGAAAACGGCAAGATTGTCGATGCTATCGTACATAATCAAACTGACCTAGCCGCTTTTGAAGCGATGCACTATGAGCTAAATCCAATCATGAAATTTATGGCTGGCTCTACAAAACTGCTTCGTGCTGGCGCTTTGTTAAACCCAATGTTCTGGTTACGTCAGCTTATTAAAGACCCAATCCACGCTAACTTGGTAGCCAACAGCGGTATTGTTACACCGTTCCATTCTGCTGGTGAATTCATGCGTATCTTGATGAAAGATTCTGAAGAAGCCAAACTACTGGCACAACGTGGTGTTATCGGTCAATATGACAGCACGATTGATATCTATGACTACTTAAATCAAGTAGGTAAAGAAAAATCTAAACCAAGTACTTTAGATAAAGCTTTACATAAAATGATGCAAGTGCACGAAGCTTCTGATGCCGCAACTCGTGTAGCCATCTTTAAGAAAGAAAAAGCAAACGCTTTGACTAGGGGAATGACAGAAGCTGATGCAACAAACTTTGCTGTAATGAAGGCTCGTGAATCGATTAACTTTGCTGTGCATGGAAACTCTAAAACTTTATTCTATGCTCGCCACATGGTTCCGTTCTTGTCCGCTTCCATTACATCTTTAGATACCGTTTACCGAGCAGCTACAGGTTACGGTTTACCGCCCGCAGAAAAAGCTGCGGCACAGAAGCTGTTTAAACAACGTGCATTCATGTTGGCAGCTATGACCACAGCTTATGCGATGTTGATGCAAAATGACGATGACTATAAGAAGTTACCTGATTATGTTAAAGACAACAACTGGCTTATCAAAAATCCTACTGGTGATGGATTTATCAAAGTACCAACCCCATTTGAGGTCGGCTTCCTATTCAAAACAATCCCCGAAGCGGCAGTACGTTATATGTACGGAACAAGCACAGGGAAGGAAGTACTACACAGTTACTGGGAGGGTGTAACAAACAACTTACCCGGTGGTGCGCTGCCGATTCCACAACTGTTTAAACCAGCTATTGAGACAGTTACCAACCACAGTTTCTACACAGGTAACACTATTGAAAGCTTGGGCGATGCAAGATTGCCAGTGGAAGATCGTGGACGTAACGCTAGTGAAATATCTAAACGATTAAGCAAATCGGGATTGGGTACGATTGGTTTGTCCCCAGCTAAGATTGACAATTTGATTCAAGGCTACATGGCTGAACTGGGTACATTTACTACAGGTATGGCTGATAAGGCTGTATATGCCGCAGAAGGTAGAACTCCTCCCGCTACCAACCTTGCCAAAGATCCATTCTTTAAATCATTTTTGACAGATCCAAATGCGGATAAAGCAGTAAGTGATTTCTATCAATTAGAGCAAAACGCTAATCAAGTGGCGCAAGAATTCACACAACTCAAAGCTCAAGGCAGAGCAGAAGAAATTCAATCTTTTATCAAAGATAAAGAAAAAATGCAACAGATTGGAGCCGCACCAGCCCTACGCAGAATTGGTCAAAGCATGACGGCAATCAAAAAACAAATTAACTTTGTACGTGAAAACCAAGCCATGTCACCCGAAGCTCGTAGAGATGAAATTAATCGTTTGACTACTCAGTACAATCGGGTAGCTGAACAAGGTGTGAAACTCGCTTCTTCCATCGGACTTCCACGTTAGAGCTGTTGAAGGTCATCATTCCCTTGTAAGAGGAATATGTCGTTGCACATCTGCAAAAGGGAATCTTCAGATATTCCATGCTCCCTTTCAAATCCTTTACGTCCCATGCCGTGAATGCCGGTATTTCCACGGTGGTGTTCGGGACAGAGGGGGATAACAGGCGCAGTGTCTCGCTTACCACCTCTTCGTATATGGTGAATTTCGGGCGGGGTCCCCTCGTAGCCTTTGTGCCAGCACAATATGCATCCCAAATTGGCGAGAGATGAGAATAGTTTTTTTTGCGCCTTGGTTGACATTTCATGCAACTTTTTTATAAACGGCAGCAGTTACACGCAGGACATACTCTAGGTCGTTTAAACTGATTTGACCCATAAGCTGTAGGATCTTCATTACCGCTACATCATTATCTAGTGGGGTTGGTTTGACTAAAGCTTCACCGATCATTTGTCATGCTCCTCTTTAAGTTTACGGATTGTTTCTACTTCAATTAATTTCTCTGCGTAATGTATCACTTTTTTAAGATCTTCTATTCCGCCTTTTCTGCGCCAGCGGGTAGTGTATTTAACAATGTTTCCTTCTAAATATCCTAAACCATTGGCAATGATGTAGTCCCAAGGTTGAATCGCATTCTCAGCATAGTGTTTGCCAGCTACTTGATATTCGTTTGCTTTCATTTCTCTTGTGCCTTTACATAGCTGTGCATATTGAACCAATGATCACGCATAGACTCAGGATACATTTCAATTAGCCAGTCTTGAAATGCATTAGCTGGGTTTATGTTTAAAAGCAATCCATCTTCATCCTTGCAATTCATTAAAACAATTAGTAAATTTTCCAATGAATCTTGGCTTATATTCTTTTTATCTGACTTCATTTTCTTGTGCCTTTCTTAGTATTGCTTTACGCATCTGTCCTGTTGAACGATTGTTTCGTCTTGCTCTAAACACAATCGCTTTACCTAGTCCACGCTTGATTAAACCAAACTGCATATCATGGACAAGTCCGCAATCGCAACAAGCAAACTTGTATTTAGTTCTATTTGGGTAAACCCATTCCGACCAATCGCCATCTTTTTCTACTTGGTGGTGTTTAAATTTAGCCATTGGTTGCCTTTTTTAATATTGCTCTAGCAAAATCTAAATCGTTTCCCATAACAGCAAGGTTTGCTTGCCACACTTTTTTTATTTCCTCATCTGTTAATGTCTTTGATTTCAACGCCTCTATTTCAGCTTGTTGCTCTACTACTTTTGCATAAAGTTTGTCGTGATTAACAAGTAAAGAATAGTATTCAGCTTGTTGCTGGCGTACAAAGTCTGCATACTGCTGAAATGGTTTGCCTTTTCCATCGCCCTGTATCCAATAAATGTTTTCCAACTCATCAGCTACTTGTTTTGCATTCATTCGCTTGCCTTTCTTAATATTGCTCTAGCAAACCCTAAAACATTACTTTCGCTGGCATATTGAGTTTCAATATATTCTTCATACAACACCATTATTTCCTCATCTGTTAGTGTCTTTCTAGCATCACAACGAATACAACCTTGTTTACAGTATTGGCACTCTGTATCTTCCTCATCTGTTAGTGTCTTTGCTGGATGGGTGTAGAGTGGAATAGATTTGGCATCACCACCTTTAAGACGGCACATTTCATCTGCATCCTCTTTTGTAAAAAATAAATCGTGCGGACTTCCTTCCCATACAGCCCACGCTACTGGTTCATTGTTCATTTTTTGCCCCTTACTAACTCATCAATTAGCCTTAACTCAGCTTTCAACGCCTCTATTTCAGCTTGTTGCTGTTTATGCTGCATTTCTAGTATTGCAATTCTGTCACGCTGTGCAACATGGCGCAGTTCGTACTTGGTCAGCTTTTCTTGTTGCTGGCGTACAAAGTCAGCGGCTTTTTTAAATTCAATGTCGCCCAGTATGACAAGGTATTTATCACCAATCGTGTCCAGTGCGTCAGCTAGTTCATTTGCGTTCATTTTAATAACATTCCTAATCCAATTG